CGTTTGAAGTAGTTAATTCCGGTGTTTCTTCACCGCTATTGCCAGTTACTAAAGAATTTATACAGAATGTTTACGGATCAGGTTCTACGACAGGCTTACCTCAGTATTTTGCTGTTTATGGGGGCGATACTGCTACTACAGGTAATACTAGCCAATACATGATTTTGGGACCAATCCCAGACAGCAATTACGGCACCATTCTTACTGGCACGGTTCGCGCCCAATCTTTGGGTTATTTGCCGCCAGTGTCCAGCACATCCGTGGTTGGAACAACGGCTACAATCAACTTCATGTCCGCGCATGGCTTATCAACCGGAACTACGGTTTACTTAACTAACTTTATTTCTAGTGCATGGAATGGAACTTATACCTGCACAGTTACGAGTACTTACTCAATTACCATTCAAGTTGCATCTGGGACAGCGGCGGCGACAACAATTGGAACGGTAAGCAACGGGTCTGGCACTACGTTTATATCAACGTATCTTCCAGACATGCTTATTATGGCTTCCATGATTTACATCTCTGCCTACCAGCGTAACTTTGGCCGCCTGTCTGACGATCCGGCAATGGCTCAAAGCTATGAAAATCAATATCAACTATTGAAAAGCAGTGCGTTGGTGGAAGAAAATCGCAAGAAGTATGAGTCTGCTGCTTGGTCTTCGTATTCCCCCGCCCCAACCGCTACATCGACACGGGGGTAATCCATGCCCCATAATACCATTAAATTAAAGCCCGGCGTTGAGGTAACAACAACCTTAGCTTTAAATGAAGCCAACTATTCAAAGTCAAACTTAATACGGTTTTTACCAGAACGCATGGGCTTGGGCCTTGCTCAAAAAATGGGCGGCTGGGTTGCATATTATGGTTCATTTATAAACTCTACCATAAGATCGCTAAAGGGTTGGTCTGATCTTAATGCAATTAATCATCTTGGAATTGGCGCCACTAACCAACTTGCAGTTTTAACAAACAATAACCTGCAAACAATTACGCCATACGTATACACTGACAATATATCTCCAAGCTTTACGACCTCCGCAGGTTCTGCGGTTGTGACGGTGAGTGACTCAAACATCACGGTTAATAATCTTGATTATGTTGAGTTTGTTACACCCGTTTCCGTGGATGGCATTATCTTAAGTGGCCCATATAATACGACTTACGTATCAAATACTTCGTATACGGTTACTGCATCAACAAATGCTATTTCTGGGCTTACGGGCGGGGCAGTTTATAAATTTACCACTACGGCTAATTCTCAACTTGTTTCATGTTTGTTTAATAACCACGGTTACACAGTAGGACAATCTTTTTACATCGGCGTGTCTCTATCCCTTGGCGGCGTGACGTTATTTGGTCTTTATACTGTTAACTCCGTCACAGATGCCAACAATTTTACATTTAACTGTGGCACACAAGCGTCTTCCAGCGCGGGTCCAACATTTGTTAACTCTGGCAACGTAAGAGTTAATTACTATACCACTGCATCACCCCAATTGGCTCCAACCGGATATGGCGTTGGAGGTTACGGTGTTGGCGGTTATGGTATTGGTGTTGGTTCAACCACTCCACCCGGTTCACCACTTTCCGGCGTAGAAGATTGGACGTTGGACAATTATGGGCAAGATTTAATCGCTTGCCCATCTAATACGGGATACGGAACTTATAGTTCAGGTGGGCCAATTTATTACTGGCAGCCAAATGGACCATTTTTAAATGCTCAATTACTAAGTTCACAAGTGCCACTCGTTAATGATGGGTTCTTTGTTGCGATGCCACAAAGACAAATTGTGGCGTGGGGAAGTTCATTTAATCTTCAACAGGAACCGTTGCTACTTAGGTGGTCGGATATTGGTGACTTTACCACTTGGAATGCGTCAAGCACCAACCAAGCTGGTTCATTTAGAATCCCAACGGGCAGTAAAATTGTTACGTGCATTCAAGGGCCGCAACAGGGGTTAATTTGGACTGACATTGACTTGTATGCCATGCAATATGTTGGCTATCCCTTGGTTTACGGTTTTAACAAGATTGGCTCTAATTGCGGAGCCATTAGTCGTAAATGTGTGGGTCAAATCAATAACAAAATTTATTGGATGTCTCAAAACCAGTTTTTCCAAAATACGGGTGCTGGGCCAGAACCACTTCCTTGCCCTATTTGGGATGTTATTTATGAAAACTTAAATACTAATTCAGACGCAAATGGCGTACCTTATACTTCAAATATCCGCGTTGCCGTAAATTCTCAATTCAATGAAGTCATGTGGTTTTATCCCTCTAATGCAAGTACCACGGGCGAAAATGACTCATATGTAAAATACAACATTATTTTGCAGCAATGGGATTACGGCACAATGGCACGATCAGCTTGGATTGATCAATCCGTGCTTGGTAACCCTATTGGGGCGGGAATTGAAACTGTTAGTGGCTCCCAACAAAATTGGATATATCAACACGAAGTTGGCAATGACGCTGCAATTGGTCTGCAAACTGCGCCAATGCTTTCATCATTTCAAACGGGCTACTTCCAATTAAATGAGGCAGATAATCTGATATTTTTAGATTTGGTTTGGCCGGACATGAAGTGGGGTACATATGGTGGTTCTAATAATGCCACTGTGCAAATTACATTTTATGCAACTAACTACCCCGGCGATACGCCTGTCCAATATGGTCCGTATAGTGTAACGCAAGCCACTGAAAACCTTTCAGTTCGTATCAGGGCAAGGCTTATGTCTATTGCAATTTCATCTAATGACGTGGGTACGTTTTGGCGATTGGGTGCAATGCGGTATCGCTACCAACTTGATGGAAGATTTTAATGGCTAGTTTAGATGACCTCCTCACTACCCAAAAAAATGGCGTTGTTGCAATTAACTCATATGTTAATGCGTTAAATATTCTTGCTGGGGTAAATAACAGCAAGGAAGTGTCAGCTAGCAAGGTAATTAAATCATCATCAGGTTGGTTAGCTACGGTTTCCGTAATTGTGGCGGGGTCTACACAAGGTTACTTGTATGACACAAACAACACATCTACGACGACAGGCAACCGCATTTATGCCGTCCCTAATACAATTGGTACATATCAAGTCCAAGTTCCATTTGCCACGGGATTAACTTTTGTCCCCGGCACAAGTTCTGTTATTTCCGTAGGATATTCGTGATGCCACTTAAGCACGGTTCATCTCAGGCTACTATCAGCAAGAACATAAGCGAAATGTCCCGCTCAGGTTATCCGCATGACCAAGCTGTGGCGGCTGCATTAAATATTGCGCGGTCGGGAAAAGCACATGGAGGAAATTTGGATGGAAATGGGCGTAATATTATCCATACTGGTCCTATCCATAGCCCCGTGGCTGGTCGCACAGATCATCTTCCTATGCATGTACCCGCCGGAGCCTATGTCATCCCTGCTGAAGAAGTGGCTTACATTGGCGAAGGGAACACTCTCGCTGGCTTCAAAGCGATTGATGCGTGGGTAGAAAAATATCATGACCCCCATTTTACAAATGTTGGCAAGCCTGTGCCTATTGTCGCTGCTGGCGGAGAGTACGTTGTTCGCCCGTCAGCGGTAGCGGGTCTTGGCGATGGCGACCTTGCCAAGGGTCACCGCATTCTTGACCAATATGTTCTAAAATTACGCAAGAAGCATATCAAGACCCTCCAAAAACTTCCCGGCCCCAAGCGCGATTAAGGATTAACATGGACTCAGGATTCAAAAAGCAGCGCATCCGTCTTTCCAAAAGCGCCCGCAAGCGCATGCCAAAGTATGAGCGCGTTACAACAGAGCCACTTGTCAGGACGGCACAGCCAGACGACGAGGAGGGCATTATGGTTTTAGCGCGGCTAATCCATAAAGAGATTGGCATGTTCAATCTTAATGAGGACAAAGTGCGCAGTATGATACGTCCGCTTCTTTACAAGCACCTTGGTATTATTGGGGTTGTGGGCAAAAAGGACGAATTGGAGGCAATGATTCTGCTTCGCGTGGCCACCAATTGGTATTCAGACACGCCCTTCCTTGAAGAAATGTCTGTTTTTGTGCGGCCAGAATACAGGAATGCAACTATTTCCCGCGTCCATAAAATGATAGAATTTGCCAAGAAAGCGGCTGATGGTTTGGACTTGCCTTTAATGATTGGGGTTTTGTCAAATCAGAGAACAAATGCTAAAGTAGAGTTGTATGAAAAACACTTTGGCATGCCTGCTGGTGCTTTCTTCATTTACGGGGCAAAGACCGGACAGCCTGAAGAGGCTGAATTGACTGCTTAAGGAGACGTCTAGTGTGTGGTTCTAAGGGTACATCAACAACCAGTTCTACATTTACGCCTCCGGCAAACGTGTCGGCGAATTACGACTATTTGGCTAATCAAGCAAAGTCTGTGGCGGCGACACCTTTTCAGCAATATCAAGGTGAAATGGTTGCGGGTCTTACCCCTACACAAGAGGCTGGTATACAGAACGTCAACGCCGCCGCCGGATTAGCGCAGCCATACTATCAAGCCGGAACGGGTTACGTTCAGCAGGGCGCCACGCCATTTGGTCAGCAGGCACTTAACCAGTATATGTCGCCTTACATTGGTGATGTTGTCTCTCAGACTATGGCAAATTTGGGCGAAACTAATGCCCAACAAAGACAGCAACTGTTGGGTAATCAAGTTTCCCAAGGCGCTTTTGGCGGTGACCGTGGCCAAATTGCTCAAGCTGAATTGGCTCGCCAACAGAACCTTGCGACGGGCCAGACACTGGCTAATGTATTGCAGGGTGGTTATGGGCAGGCATTGGGTCAGTTTAACGCGGATCAGGCCCGCGCATTACAGGCTGGCTCTACACTTGGCCAATTAGGTACTGGCGCGCAGGCTGCGGGCTTGCAGGGGGCGCAGGCACAACTCAGTGCGGGCGCTCAGCAGCAAGCAGTTCAACAGGCTCAGGACGTTGCCAACCAGCAGCAGTTTCAAGCTGCTCAAGCTTACCCATTTCAAACGACTCAATATTTGGGCAATTTGCTTTTGGGTATTGGTGGCCAATCTGGCGGAACCTCACTCACAAATGCTCCGGGGCCAAATGTTGGGTCGCAAATTCTTGGCGGGCTTACTACGCTTGCGTCTATTCCTTGGGGTTCTGATGAGCGTCTCAAGGAAAACATGGAGCCTGTTGGCGAAACGTATGACGGCCAAAAGATTTACAAGTTTAATTATAAAAATGATGGCCATACTATGCTTGGCCTTAGTGCGCAGGAAGTTGAAAAGCATCACCCTGATGCAGTCCACAAGGACGGCGAGGGCATGCGCATGGTTGACTACGAAAAGGCAGTTAACCACGCCGCTCAACGGGGCCACTTTGCGCATGGTGGGATTCCTGACTGGATGGGTGGCGCAGTTGGCGCAGATGGTCTTGGTCGTGCGCATTACGCAACTGACGGCGCAATCCCATACTCAGATCAACCTTCAGGTGGCTCAACAAAGCCATTGACTTTGGCAGACGTAATGCGCGTTTCTCAAGGTCTTCTTGCGGACAGGCCCGGCGGCAAAACAAATATTCCAACAAAAACACCGGATATTCCCCAAGATGGCGGTTTAATGGATGTGGCCAAGCAATTGCAAAATGCCACGCCAGAGCAACGCGCCAATATGAAGGCTAACATTGGCGCCCTTAGAAGCAATCTTGGCGTTGCTACGGTATCTCCGTCAGATGTACTTGGGGAAAGCCAAGGAACTTATAGTCTTGGTTTACATTATGCATCCGGCGGCGTAGTTGGCCGTCATGGATATGCAAGCGACGGCGCAGTTCAAGACACGCAAGCAAACCAACAACCGCAATCTCTGTTTGAACGTGTGTCAGGCCAACCTTTGTCAGATAATGCCCGCATGGGCCTCCTAGCCGCCGGATTAGGCATGCTTAGCAGCAAGTC